GATAGGCATAAGCTTTACCTCCTTTCTGGCATAGTTACCCGTTTGGTTCTCGCCCAAAGCTGGCTATCTCCTCTGTTTCTTGACTTTGGCTATGGACAGATAATCAGGGCACTTCGGAGAGCATCGGTGGCTGTATCCCTTAAGGCACTCCCGGCAAAGCCAGTAGCACTTGCGCCTGTTTGGGCGACGGTAAAGATAGGCGTTCATACTTACCCCTTTCTACCCACAAAAAGAGGGGGTATCACTCCCACGCTACGGGAGCGAAACCCCCTGAAAAAAGCAAAAAAGCGGGGCTTCCCCCGCCTTCTTGCGTGGCTGGTTCTGTTTGGGCTGTAAGCGTATATCAGGCTTTAGCTGGCTGTTTAGCTCGTTTGGGCTTTGCCTCTGGCTCGGCTGGCTTCTCGGCTTTCGCCTTTGCCTCTCTATCGGCTTTCGCCTGTGCGTTTGCCTCATCGGTTAGCATTGGCATTGTTACCAGTTGGTAACCGTCAACACTAAAGAGCATTGGCGAATAGGCGTTAGCGAGCTTAAGCTCCACCATACCAGCACAAGCCTTGAGAGCATCGGCAAGGTAGCCGCCATCTACCCTAACAAAGCCTTGTCCATCGGTGTCGGCTGATAGCTCGGCTTGACCCTTGTTATCAGGTTCAGCCATCACTATCTTGCCATCACCAATGGTAAGGTCTATCGGGTAGGCTTTGGCATCGGATATAGCCTTGAGCGAGCTAACCGCCTTGATTGCCTCTACCGTGTCAAAAGAGGCAAGGCAATTAAAATCGGTAGGGATTAGCTTCTCATAGTCAGGGTAGTCCCCATTGACGCTTGACCACTTATAGTGGATTAGCTCCGTGTCTATAATGAGGCTATAACCGCCAATGGTATCACCCCCCGCCTCAAAACTAACCCTTGCACGCTTTGCCCGCTTAAGGGCGTTGACCATACCCTGAAGCTCATCACGGTTTATTAGGGCTTGCCCTTCCCCATCACAGTCAAGGGAGATAACCGCTAGCCTAAAGCCATCGGCACCGACCAGCGTCAATTTACCGTCTTTGGCAACAAAGTTGACGCAAGCTAAAACTGGTCTAGCCTCATCATCTTTAGCTGTGAACGGTAATACCCTAGCCAGTGCATCGGCTAGCTCTATACCCCCGACATTAGGCACGATGGAATTATTAGGGCTAACCCTAACATCGCAAAGGGTAAAAGGCGTTTTCTCACCAATCCAGTTGCTATCGGCAAGGTAGCTGGTATTAGCTCCGCAGATTACCTTAAGGACTTTGTGTCCGTTAGCCTGCTTTCCGCTAGCACTAGCGTCGGGGATAACCTTGACGATGTTACTACCCCCTAGAGCCTTGAGGTATCCGAGTAAGCCTTTACGCCCTAGAGTGAAGTCAAGCAACATCACCCTGTCGGCTAATGCTCTTGACAGAGCACTTACCAGCATAGCCTTATGAGCTATAAAGCCTTTGCCTGAACGCTTGCCCACGATATTCAGTTGTTCTATTTTAATCACCCCTTTGGCTATCCGATAGTGGGCAAGGCTATCGGCTTCGCCTAGTAGTAAGCTACCGTCTAGCTGCTACCCGCTAGCCTAAACGATGCTTCCACTATATATAGGGCATTGAGAGGGTCAAAAAGTGAGAAGTCTTTGACCCTTTTTGAACTCTTTTTTCCTTTGGTATAAGAGGTAGTGCTTCTCTCTGTCGTTTAGTGGTATCCCCTTAAGCCTCTTGCCCGCAATCACTATCAACCGTTTTGGGCAGCCGAGTAGCCAAGTCCTTGCGTCTAGCCAAGCGTCAAGGTCAATTGCCTTATCATCGGCAACCGTGTCTATTAGCTCAATACTGTCTCCGTCTCCATTGTTTAGCTCGGTATTGAGGCTTAAGATGGTGAACTGTCGCTTAAGCTGTCGCCAATACTTCTGGCACTGGTAAGAGGCTATCCGTAGCATCGCTATGTCGGACAGTCGCCCACCACCGTTATTGTCTAGGCTCAATTGAGCTTGGGCAAGGCTTAATATAATGGTATGGTTTAAGTCCTCTCTATCCTGCGCCTTTGCCTTGTGTTGAAACCTGTCGGCAATTCCGATATACTCATTCCAGTCTAGCATTGTGAGCCACACTCCTTTGTTAGACTTGCCCTAGCTAGTTCTAACCTAGCTGGGGCATTTCATTTGCCCTAGACTGGACAAGCATTTAGCTTTGGCATTATTCAATTGTTAAGGTGCTTTTGTTTTTCCAGCTTTATCATCCAACAAAAGGAACTATTGTTCATTAAAAGAATGAACCTATATTTACGAGCTTTTTTATCTACGGGTGAAGTCATTAGCTGGAGCTTTCAAAGCGAATTAAACAATTCGTGGTAAGGCTTCCGAGGGGCAAAAGCCTCTACGGGCGCTACAGCCCCTCTCAGGAGAGTGTGAGTTGCACTTTTTGTTATCGGGCACGGCGATTGTTCAACCGATGGGCAGCCACGATGAATGACTCTCGGCGGGGCGTAAAGAGGCTCAGAATCCTGTTCTGGGGCTTGACATTGGCTCCTGGGCTCCATCCCAGCCTAGCGCTAATAGCTATAAAGCGCCTTTCTGGGGTCAGCCCACAGATAATCTGGTGTGGATTTACCTGTTTCGGTGAGGCGGAAATACCGGCGGGGTGGACCTGATGGGTAGTGGTCTTGAAAGGCTGATGGCTCTTCCCTACCTGTTTCCTCAACCCAGCCCAGCCTTTGCAGGTTTGAGAAGTAGACGACAAAAGAGTGGAAGCGGCAACCCTGGGCTTTATAGGGCATGCGAGCCAAGTATCTTTCGGCAAGCCTCTCGATATTCTCCGGGTCGATTGAGCGCTTCTCCCGCTTAGCTCTCTTCTCCTCCGTTCTTGTAGCTCTATCCAAGGCAGTGGCTTTCATAAGTTCCATTTTATAGTGGTGGAAGATATCGGCCTGAGGAGCACCGACATCAGGGTCTATCTTCGGTGAGCCGTATGGTCCGTGGCCTAGGAGGAATTCCCGGATAAACCAACCGCAACCAAATGCTCTCAAGAAACCACCACGGCTAGGCTTGAGAGGTAGCGTCACCATTTGTTTCCTTACTCCACAGGCGTTGATACCACTCTCTGTGCTCTTCGCCGGCTACCTTTCGATACTTGGCCGTGGTATTGAAACTGGCGTGCCCCAAGTGCTCCTGGAGAAGCCTGAGGCCATCCCCTGAGTCATCCAGCTTTACGGCATGGACAGCGAAGGCGTCCCTCAACTTATGGGGGCTAACGTTGTGCACCTTGCCCGTATCCGGATTTACTAGTTTGGGCAATTCAGCTTTCTCGGCGCAATCGCGAATTATCTGCCAGGCTCGGTGACGGTTAATACCAAAGAGCAGCCTCTTTCCATCACGGAGAGCTGGTCCGCCGCGGCGGATATACTGCTCAAGCATCTCCAGGGTATCCTCGGCAACCGGCAGGACTCTTTGGCGATGGTGCTCCTGCTGCTGAGTTATTGCTTCCTCGATCTTCTGTCCACAACCGGGGCAGAAAGTTTGAGTTCTACCAAGCTTTGTGCCACAACTAGAGCAGGAGAGCTTAATATAACTTTTGAGATGCTGGATGGTGACCGTACCTCGGTCGCAGTCGATATCCTCGACCTTCAAAGCCAGTGCCTCGCTAATCCTACAGCCGAGCCGGAACAGCAACCGTATGAGGAGTTTGTCTCTCTGATTGCCTGCCGACTGTTCCATCATGACTATCTCATTCAGTTCCAGATACGTCTTCATTGCGCCTCAGTACTTGTTTATTTCTGCTTCCCGCTACCAGGCATTTCTTCGCGTGCTTTCTGGCAATTATCCTGGCGAGGACGTGCAATCCTGCACAGTGGCGAATGTCCTCGCCGCCAGACGATAGTTTGGATGGATTGTTTCGCTGCTCGGCCATTGGAACAATAGCAAATAAAAATTAGTCTCTATAACATTTATAGAGCATATATTAGACATTGTAAATACACGAATATGGCACTTGACAACACATATTACCTATGCTATCATTAGTCTACAGACTTGTGGCAAGGCTGGAGGGAGTTCATTATGGCCAAAAGAATTAAAAAGCCCCCGGTTAAACCCGAGACTCGCTCGGAATGGCTAAGGCGCTACGAGGGGGGAGAGTCACCAACCAAAATCGCTGATAACGATGACTTCGACGTGCGAACTGTCAGAAAGCACATCGAGCTAGCCAGGCAGGAAAGGGAAGTGCGCGAAGCAAGAGCAGCCGTGCTGCGCAACGCCCTAGAAAGGCACTATGGCGACCTCTGTGAATATGCCGAGAAACTCGACGCCCAGATAGAGGGGGAGCATACGGTTGCATTAGCGCCGGAAAGTGATCGCATGTTGTTGGCACTGCGACAACACTTACCCCGTTCCCCTCTGTGGAACAATCTGCGGAAATGGAATCAGCTACACGAGGAAAACACCAGGTTGGAAGATGAGGTCAAGAGGCGTTTGAAGGCGGAGATTGAGCCCGACCCGAAGCTAAGCGTGTTTTTACGCTCCGATGAACGCGGGGTGGTCGACGCTATTTCCGCAGCTCTTGTTTCCCAGGTTAAGGCCTGGAGCTACGGGTGGAAGGGTCTCCATATCGAAGACGACCTCAAGGCTGAACCCGCTGGGGAAGGCTTTGTTAATGCCCGATATGGTTTTGCGGTGATGGATAAGGTTAAACAGGAACATGTTGCCTATATACGCGAGGCTCTGATCAATTTTGAATCAAGAGTCAGAGATTGGCAACAATATGCGGATATGAAAAAGAATGTGGAAGAACTGAAACAAATAAAGGGCAGATTGAGAGACGAACTAGCTATCATAACTCTCAGAAGGGTAGTACCGGGACGGTGTAAATACTGTCCAATCTAATTAATAAAGCCGATATCTACCAAAGGAGCTAGCCAATGAAAGTAGCACTTTATGCCAGGGTATCTTCAGACAAGCAGGACACCGACCTTTCACTCTCGGCACAGCTCAGAGCATTGCGTGAGCATGCTCAAAGAAACGGTTATCAAGTGGTCAGGGAATTTATAGACGAGGCGGAAAGCGGTCGCACTGCCGACAGACCGGCCTTCAAGGAGATGATAGCGTTAGCCAGGGCAAAGCAACCTCCTTTTGATGCTATTCTGGTGTGGAAGCTGAATCGCTTTGCCCGGAGCCGGGCTGATTCTATTACTTACAAAACACTGCTTAGGAATAAGGGAATCGAAGTCATTTCTATCAATGAGCCGGTGGATGATAGCCCGACCGGTCGCTTACTTGAGGGTGTGATTGAGTCCATCGACGAGTTTTACAGTGCTAACCTTGGCCAGGATATAAAGCGAGGGATGCGTGAGAACGCTTCGCGTGGCTTCTTTAATGGCAGCAGACCCCCTTATGGTTTCCGCAAAGTGGCAGTAAAGGATGGTATGAGAACTCGATATACACTGCAACCCGAATCTGATGATTCGGTGGCAGTTAAGGTAGTGCGCAGGGCGTTTGACATGGTGGTCAAGGATATCGGCTGCAAAGAGATCGCCAAGGCGTTAAATAGCGATGGCTTGCGTACCAGCAGGGGTGAGCGCTGGGGAAAGACAACGATACATAAGATTCTAACCAATGAGGCGTACTGCGGCACTTTGGTATGGGGTGGAAGACCGGGACACCCGGCAGCTCGTAGTGCTGAGCCTCCGGTGAGGGTGGAGAATGCCTGGCCGGCTATTATCAGTCGGGAAACCTTCCAGCTGGTTCAAGGTAAGATGGCTTTAAGAAGGCCCCAGGTCACTCATCCGCGCACCGTGCCCAGTTTTTATCTTCTTAGCGGCCTCCTCTTTTGCTCCTGCGGTCGAGCGATGATCGGTCGCAGTGCCAAATCACACCAGTATTACTACTACATGTGCTCCAGAAGTTTCAAGCAGGGTAAGGACGTCTGTGACGCTAAGATACTACCCAAGGAGAAACTGGAACGCCTGGTAATAGAGCAGCTGCAGTCTAAAGTGTTGACTGAAGAAAATCTGGAGGAATTGGTAAAACTGGTGAATGAAGAGTTGCAATCTGCTTCTTCCTGGTTAAGAGAGCGGCAGGATGCTGTTGACGCTGAACTAAAGGATATTAAGGCTAGATTATCCAGGCTCTATGAAGTGCTGGAAACGGGCAAGCTTAACCTGGATGACTTGGCTCCGAGGATCAGGGAACTGAAGAGCCGGCAGGACGAGCTCAGCAAAATCAGGATTCAACTAGAAGCTGAGGCAGTAGCGCGGGGTGTTGAGCAAGTAGATACGGCGCTAGTCAAAGAGTATGCTCAGGACCTACGAAGCTTACTCGAAGAGGCAGACCTCACCGAGAGAAAGGCGTTCCTCCGCTCATTCATAAAGCGAATAGAAGTCAACAAAGGACAGGCCACAGTACACTATAACCTACCGCTGCCACCGGATGGAAAGATTAAGCAAGAGTTAGAAGTTCTGCCTACAGTAACCCTTGGTGGAGCTGGGGGGATTCGAACCCCCTACCTTTTGACTGCCAGTCAAACGTTCTCCCAATTGAACTACAGCCCCATAAAGACACTATCAAATCTAGCAAAAAATGGCGGGAAACGCAAGTCT